GATATCACAAAGGTGAACCTCCTTCACAAAAAATGAAAAGCACTAGTTGGATGAGATTAACCTGTAATATTCTTTTGGAAGAGGATTAATGAACGGAAAACTACTAAGACAAGTACTAGATAAAATGTTGAAGTCACCTGTAGCAGGTGAAGCAAGAGTTCAAGTATGTTTACCGGATGGTAAATATTATGACATTACTTCTTTACAATTGTTAGAAAATAAACTAATTGGAGTGCGAGAGTCACACAGACTAGTATTTACAGTTAAAGCCGAGACATGGAATATGGGTAAAGTTTTAAAGAAAATAGGGTAGCCTGTTAACTTGAAACCTGAGACCAAATTCTATGCACAAATTAAAAAAAATTTTAAAGAGTTTTCGCTTATTAGACTGGAGAATCTTAGCCTTCCCGGTACTCCTGATCTATTGGTCTATAATACTAATAGGCACTTTTTCACTCTAGAACTTAAAGTTACAAAGACAAACAAAGTTCGCTTCTCTCCACACCAAATTGCGTTCCATGTGAAACATCCTGACAATACATTTATCCTAGTTCTTGATGCCAGAGACAAGAACTCAAAACTTTATGAGGGATCAAGAATCAGGGAGCTTGACGCTTGTGGCTTGGCGCTTGACCCTTTGTGCTTGACGCTTGACGCTTGTCGCCTGCATCTGGCACAGCTTGGCGCTTGACGCTTGTGGCTTGATGCTTGTCGCTTGGCGCACGCTCCTCGGGATCCGTCGATCCTTCGGAGCTAATGGCCTCCTTCTTCAAAGAAGCTCGTAATTCTTTATAATATTTTGGGTGTTTAAAAACGTGACTCATTAGTGTTTACCATAAGCCACGTTTTTTACAGAAAGGTCCCAGCATGCTCGACAGTCTTTGCACTCGTTATCTTGATCAGGTGCCGGGCAAGTTCTCCCTGGTCCAGATACTACGGTTGAAGTGTTGGCCCACGCGCCAGCCGGCGCCTGGTCTACCATCGGCATTGAAAATCTTAAATTTAAATTTGCAGGTTTAGCGCTCAAGTACTTGCTGGTCCATGCTTCACGCGTTGGCAGCCAGTGACTGGTCTCCGGCGTGAGCTTAGCAACAGCAAAAATTTTTAAAAGGTGCTCTTCGTCCTGGACGTCCCCGGAGTCATGCCACCTGAACCACTTAGACTTTTTAGAATTTATTAATAGTGCCATAGCTCCAACCCATAACGGTGACCGGATGGCCTTCAGTCGTCTGTACTGTGCAGCCTGGACCACTGGAAACACGTAGCAACCCTTCAGGGCATAACAGCCGCTGCAGGTTGTGTTTGCTTGTTGTGCCAGTCTAGACCCGGTTTTGCATTCAGCAGCTGGCAGGCCATAAGCCCAGCCAGGCATCTTAGAAGGCTTTGACAGTCCTCCCACTATTTTTAAAGCTTCTTGTGTATTCATTTTTATACCTTTCTGTTAAATCTGTTTTTAACACGTCGACCCGGTTTGTGCAATAAAACTTTTAAATAATTATTTCTTGTCAAGCTTGACGCTTGCTGCTTGCAGCTTGATGCTTGGCGCTTGTAGCTTGGCCCCTGGGCCTGAAGCCAGCGCCAGTGCCCGATGAAGATCTTCTCCATTGGGATGCCAGGTCTCCGGCTCATTTTAAATATCCTATCTTTTTTAAATAGTCGTATGCATCATCTATCGCCTGCATATTGCCAGGTTTTCGAAGCACGTTAGCCAGATGATCTGCCAGCTGCGTGTTTTGTTTTGCCAGTTCGGCAATTCTTTTTTTTAATTTTTCCATAATTTTATCCTCTCTATAAACCAGGGATCATCACCCAGTGAAGACGTCGCAAGGAGCGAGGTGTGACACTGGGCATGACCTGTGCTTACAAATTAATTTTGGTTTTCGGGAGCAACTCCCAACGAAAATTAATTTACTTATCCTATATAATCCTCTTGACTATAATTGTCAATAGTGTATAAAAAATAAATTAACTGAAAGGTAAAAATGGAAAAACAAAAACGTATAACACTTAACGCAGATAAGCGAAAAGTAATCTCTGATGTATTCCAAGATCATTTTGAAAAAAATTCAAAATATCATGCTGAACATCAAGAGGCAATATCAACTTACAATAAACTACGACAAGAGGCAAAAGTTAAAATCAACGACCTTGTAAGAACACATCAACCTCAAGAAGATGTTGATACTATTCGTGCCATGATTAATAAGTATGGCGACAGGAATGGTGGACAACTTTATGAGGACAGTTGTTTCTATGTTAGATCGGACACACCAAAAATTGAAAAAGATTATCATGGGGACGACAGAGAGGTTGATCAAGATGTCTATATTAAATTTGGAGATGTAGACGCAGATTTTTTAACTTCTTATTATCGTGATGAACTTATCGAAAAAGGTATAGACGCAGATTATAAAATGCGTTTAGAAAGCTACGAAAAAAGAAATCCAACTTATTACAATACTGAAAGTAGTGTAAATAATTATTTTGGTTTCGGTTCTCGTAATGATAAATCTAATAGCAAAATGTATCATAAAGATAGTTGGGACAATGATTTCAAACTTTGGGTTATTGGTAGCAACTATTGTCATAACAGGCATTTTGTGACGAGCCATGAGGAATATCTTTGGTTTAGAAATTTTGAAACTGCAAAAGAGAATATTGAAAAATCCCATGAGAGATTGTTCGATCATGTAAATAAAAAAATGCAGAAATTAAAATTAGGTTTAAAATCTTACAGGTATTTCGATCAAGCTAAAGAACTTGCTGACAAGTTGAACGTGGCTTTAAATGAAAGTGTATTAGACGCACATTCATCAATGGCATTGTCAATTTACAATCCAACTAATTTAGCTGAATTATTAACTGATGAGGTTGAGCAAACTCGTGATGAGAAGATTGCGATTGCTAAAAAACTTTTAGCTGAACAACAAAATAGTTTAAATTAACTATTGCAATATGGGATAATCTTTGATAGGATTATCCCATTAACAGAAAGGTATATATGATAAAAGATAAAACATTTAAAATAACTTACTACTCAAACAAAGACGGAAAGCATATCACGAGAACAGGTACTCATGATGACAAGTCTAGGTTTTGGACTTCAAAAATTGGAGAGGCTTTGTACACTTACTTTGATTTAGATCAATGGGGTTATAGAACTGCCAAAAAATCTTGGACAGTGAGGTACTAATGACAGACTTTGAATTTTATAGTTGTGTTTTCTTTTTTGGTTTAGTTGTATTTTTGGGAGTATTGGCATGAGTAATTATAATTGGTGTCATGGTCCAAAGTGCCATACCAAACACACAGTTGACAGAGTGCGAGGTGTCAAGGGCTCAAAGGTTTTGAGAACTCGTAAGATAAAAAAAACATCATGGAACGCGAACAACGAGTATTCTCACTTTTGTTCTACAGGTTGTTGGAACGATTTTGCTTTTGCACATTGGGAAGAATTCATTAGACTACACCCAAGGACCGAGGCTCTTGAAACACCTATCTTGGACCCAGAAAGAAAGAAACACTCTCATCAATATTCTTGGGGTAATCATGAATATTATGACACAAAAATAGAGGTTGACGAAACTAGACAAAGTTGATAGGATTGTCCTATTAACAGAAAGGTAATATGACAACAGAAAGAACAGAAAAAAGAATGAACAGATTTAATGGCGAGTCTGTTATGCTAACAAAAGAAGAGGCAATCAAACATGATAGAATATTTATCAACGAGTTAGCCGCAACTCTCGAGGATAAACAACTTGGCACAGGGGTTTCTAAATTATGGGATAAGGTACGAGCCGATCTCGATTGGTTTAGACAACACAACGCTAAGGCATATATGGTCTTATTAGACTAACCTTTCCCCTGGGACCACATCAGACTGTAGTGGTCCCAGGGCCCATCCAAAATAGTAAAGTTTTTAAAACATCGACCACCCTTTTTACAAAAAGGGGTCCCAGTATTTTACATTTATGCTAAGTTATGTATAATCATAAGCAGGAAATACTTTACAAAGCGTTTATGAACCTAGACAAAGAAAAATTAAAAAAATTTGAAAAGCTGCCGCCTGATGTCAAAAGACAACTAGCTCTTTACATGAACAAGTGGAAAGAGAAGAAAAAGGAGTCTCAGATCCAAAACGATTTCATGGCTTTTGTAAAACATGTTTGGCCTGATTTTATAGAAGGGTCCCATCACAAACGAGTGGCAAAAAAATTTAACGATATTGCAAATGGAAAAGTAAAACGTGTCATTATCAATATGGCACCTAGACATACTAAATCTGAATTTGCATCATACTTACTACCAGCATGGATGGTAGGAAGAAA